CAACAGGTGAGGGTGTTATTATAGCTGACAATCTTAACATGGAACTTATGAAAGAAAGGTTGTGAGATCAACAACTAGGAGAGCGTGATGAATAAATTAACAATAGCTAAAATATATTTGGGATTGTTAGCTTTAGGGCTTGTGATATTAGGCTTCCTGTTTCCTGTGATTGGGTTACCAATGCTTATTGTGCTTGTTGTAACTTCTTTTTCGCTAGTGGTTGATTGGGTGCTAAATTTAGATTGGGATAATTAATGGCTAGTACAGGCGGTGTAAAGATTGGATCATCTCACGATGAGGCTAGGACCAGAAAGATTAACGCAGAGGCCGAGATAGCAGAGCTAACCCTGCAGCAGATACATGGTACCCTTGTGTTAGCTGATGATGTTGTGACAGCTTGGCAGGAAGTATTAGGAGCATTTAAGTCTAGGCTTCTTGCCATACCTGTTAAAGCGGCTCCCATAGTATCAGTAGAAAATACTACAGCATCATGCAAGGCTGTAGTGGAAGATTTAATTAATGAGGCGCTAGAGGAACTGTCTAACTATGACCCCACAGCTAAAAAGACTGAGGAAGAAAAACCTAAAGCTAAAGCTAAGTCAGGCGCTAAACGTGCTAAAGCCACCACCAAAGCTAACAATAAGCCAGTGGGCAGACCAGGAAAGGCGGCTAGACTCACAAAGTAGTGCGGAAGCTGGTCGATGGTACACATCTAGGGCTGAATATCAGCGTGGGATGATGGATGCCTGTTCTGACCCGTCCATACAAGAAGTAGTTGTCATGGCGGGAGCGCAATTAGGCAAGACCGAGGCTATACTTAATATTATTGGTTATCATATTGATAATGACCCTAGCCCTATTTTGGTGATGCAGCCTACTGTTAAGATGGCAGAGGCGTTTAGCAAAGACCGAGTTGCATCTGGCTTGCTGGCATCTTCACCTTGCTTGCAGTCTAAGGTCAAAGACCCAAGATCAAGAGATTCAGGCAACACAACTTTGCATAAAGTGTTTCCTGGTGGCGCTTTAACAATGGTTGGAGCCAATAGTGCGGCTGATCTTGCATCTCGTCCTATTAGGGTGGTTTTGTGCGATGAGGTCGATAGGTATCCCGTTAGTGCAGGAACCGAGGGTGATCCAATCTCTCTGGCAGTCAAGCGAACTATTACATTCTGGAATAGAAAGATTATTATGGTGTCTACCCCGACAAACAAAGGGGCATCCAGGATTGAACACGCATACGAAAAATCTGATCAACGAAAATACTACGTTCCATGCCGACACTGTACCGAGGGACAGGTTCTTAAATGGTCTAATGTTCAGTGGGACAAAGACAATCCTGAAAGCGCGAGGTATTTGTGCGATAATTGCGATACTGAATGGAGCGAAAGCGACAGGATTTGGTCAATACGAAACGGTATATGGGTAGCTACTAAGCCGTTTAATGGGGTGGCGGGTTTTGCTATTAATGGAATGTACTCGCCTTGGACACCGTTGTCAGCAGGAGTTAAAGATTTTCTTGCGGTAAAAAAGAATCCAGAGCAACTAAAGGTATGGACTAACACGTATTTAGGTGAGACTTGGGAAGATTCGGGTGAGCGACTAGATTATCATGCACTTTCGGATAGAAGAGAAGAGATGCCTTACTTGCCTGATGATGTGTATGTGATCACAGCAGGCGTTGATGTTCAAGATAACAGATTGGAGATAGAGATTGTTGGATGGGGTAAGGATGATGAAAGCTATGTGTTGGATTTTGATGTTTTGTATGGCGACCCAAGCAGCCCTCAGTTATGGGGAGACTTGGACACGATCTTATGGAAGCAGTATAAGACGGCTGGAGGTCGAGAGCTTGGAATCAGGGCTACCGCAGTAGATTCGGGTGGTCACTATACTAATTCCGTATACAAGTATTGCAAGAAGAACGCAGGTAGAAGGATATTTGCGATCAAAGGTATTGGGGGTGAGGGTAAGCCAGTAGCATCCAAGCCAAGCAGAAACAACGTGGGCAAATGCCCTTTGTTTATGATTGGTGTAAATACCGTCAAGGACATTGTTTTTGCTAGACTAAAACTGCAAGAAGAGGGTCCGTCTTATGTGCATTTTTCCGACAGGCTTGAAGATGACTTCTTTAAGCAGCTAACTGCGGAAAAAAAGGTTACTAGATATCACAAGGGGTTTCCTCGATCAGAATACCAAAAAGCGAGTCATGCAAGAAACGAAGCATTAGACTGTTTAGTGTATGCCATAGCCGCTTATGTTATACTGAACGTGAATATCAACGCATTGGCGGCTAAGGTAGAGAAAGAAGCCAACAAAAAGCCTATAGAGGTTGATAGATCAGTTAAAAAGCATCCTGCTTTAGCAAGACAAACAGTGCGGCAGGGCGGGTTTGTTAATTCATGGCGATAATAAAATATGGCAAATGCATTTAATGCTGACAACGCACTAGCAACAGAGCCAGAGAGCTTTGTTGTTGGTGACTTTGTTCAGTGGAAGCGCACCGATCTAGGTGCAGATTACCCCAATACTGACTACACTGCAAGCTACGTATCAAGAGATGCGACAGGTGGATCGCATGAATTCACGGTTATCGGGACTTCTAGCGGTAGCGATTACTTATTTACTATTCTTGGCGCAAGCTCTAGCGGATTTAGCGCTGGGCATCATCATTGGCATCTGGAGATTAAGCGGAATAGCGATAACGAGCGAATTGTGCTGGAGTCGGGTCACTGGGACATAGAGATTGATGTAGATGTAAATGGTGTTGACCCTCGCTCTCACGCTGAAATCATGGTGCAGAAGATTGAAAGCGTTTTGCAGGGTAAAGCTGACTCTGATGTGTCAAATTACTCTATTCAGGGTCGATCCTTGACTAAAATGAGCTATGACGAGCTAATGAACGCAAGAAAGCAATATAAATCAGAGTTAAGGTCTGAAAAGGCTAAAGAAATGATTAAGCGCGGAAAAGGTAGCTCTGCAACAATAAAGGTGACGTTTTAATGGCTATTTCAGACATTTTTAAGCGCAAGAAAGTGCAAAAGAGGCGTGTCATGCCTATCGTGCCAAGAAGTTATGTTGCAGCAGGGGTTAACAGACTATTTGCTGACTTTGGCGTTAGCGATAGTTCTGCCGATGGTGAGCTTAGGACATCACTGCCAATCATGCGAGCCAGATCGCGTGAACTTTCTCGCAACAACTCTTACGTCAAGCGGTATCTTGGGTTGTTGACTAAGAATGTTGTTGGTAAAAAGGGCATAACCTACCAATCAAAGGCATTAAACTCTGATGGCACAATGGACACTGGTGGAAATGATCTAGTGGAGTCTGCGTTTCGCTCATGGGGTCGATTGGGTAACTGTACAGTTGATGGCAAAATGACATTTTGCGATGTGCAGAAGATGGCGGTTGAGTGTGAGGCGCGTGATGGCGAGGTGTTTATACTAAAGCACTTTGGTCCTCAGTTTAAGGATGGTGTGGCGTTGCAGTTTATTGATGCTGACAGGATTGACCATGATGTCAATAGGCGACTAGAGAATGGCAACGAGATACGCATGGGTGTGGAGCTTGATGCGTTTAAGAAGCCAGTGAGATACCATGTGCTACAAGACCATCCAGGTGATGCAGGTTTTCAGGCGAAAGCTGGTCAAAAAAAGTACATTCAAGTCCCTGCCGAGCGCATGATTCACATATTTAAGGCTGAACGGCCAGGTCAGACGCGGGGTGTACCTCGAACCGCACCAACAATGAGCGCGATCAAGCAGTTAGATGGGTTTAAGGAGGCGGCAATCGTTGCAGCTAGGGTTGGAGCGTCCAAGATGGGCTTTTTTACATCTAACTCAGGCGATGACTTTAATGCTGACGAGTACGATGGTCAGACTCCAGTAATGAACGCAGAAAGCGGCACTTTTACGCAGTTACCAGCAGGGATGGACTTTAAGTCGTTTGACCCTGGCTATCCCACAGGTGAGTTTGACCCATTCCATAAGGCAGTGCTAAAGAGTATTGCGTCAGGATTGGAGATTGGCTATACATCACTGGCTAATGATGCCGAGGCGACTAGCTATAGTTCAATTCGACAAGTGGCGTTAGATGATCGAGATTTCTATTCTGATCAACAAGAATTCTTTATTGAGCATTTAGTTCGGCCTATCTTTGAGTGCTGGTTAGAGTATTACTTATCATTTGGTAATAGCCCTATGCCATTATCTCGGTTTGAGAAGTTTGCTAATGCGGCAGAGTTTAGAGGCCGTTCATGGAACTGGGTTGATCCGCTAAAGGAGATGAATGCCGCTGTTACTGGGTTGCATTCTGGCATACAGTCTCTTCAACACGTTGCCGCACAGTATGGTATGGATGCGGAAGAATTACTGTCTCAAATTAAGAAAGATAAGGAGCTTATGGTGCAGTTTGGTGTTGATTATGCGCTAGAGCCTTACAATGTGCCGAAAGCGCCAGAGGTTGTTCCAGATGAGGACGAAGATGATGCCGAAGATAAGTCAAACGCTGATAACTCCGAAGATGAGCTAAACAGAGCTATAATCACTGCTTTAACGGTAGTCTAACATGAAGGTGTCACAGGCTGTTGCCTTATTCTTGACTAGAATAAAGCAGTCAGAAGAGGGCTACCGAAAGAGCCTGTTGGGTCTTACTGATCTTGTATCCAAAGTTGAGGCGCAAAAGGGCGATAAGGGTGATCCAGGCGAGTCAATAAGGGGTGACAAGGGCGACAAAGGCGATAAGGGTGACAAGGGTGACACTGGCGCTCAAGGTAAAAGTGGCGCAGACGGCAAGAACGGAAAGGATGGTCGCAACGGAGTAGACGGCAAAGATGGGCGTGACGGCTTAGATGGTAAGGATGGTCGCAACGGGTTAGATGGCAAAGGCGGCAAGAATGGTAAAGATGGAAAAAATGGCCGTATTCCACGGCACAAGATACAGGATGGAGCTATTACTTTTGAGCAACGTCCTGGTGTTTTTGGAGAGCCGATACGGTTTATCCAGAATAATAATTATTACGGTGGAGGCGGTGGAAGCGGCGGGCCGTCAGAGTCAAGTCTTAGGTGGATAGATTACGCCACTGGTTTTGGTTCTGACCCTGTTTTGACGCAAACAATAGCAACTGGTGATGTTTACACCTATACATACTCAAACGGCACGTTGTACAGATTAGTGCCTAGCGGCTCAGAGCAAGATGCGTTTTATAGAGTGTTTTCTGGCGGTGTTTTGAGTGATTTGGTGGTAACTAAGGGGATAGAGATTTAATGGCTACGTTCACTTTAACGTCTGAAAGAATAACCATTGACGGAGAATACAAAGAGTTTGTAGGCGGGTCAGGAAATACAACTACTGTCATCCAGTATGCGTCCGGTGATGCTCCCGCAAACGGTGATGCAGGACGTTTCTTGCTTTGGAGAAATGGCACCAATACGGGTTTTTGGGAGGTGCGTTTTATAGCGTCTGCCACTTCGTCTACTGTCACTGTAACTGATGGTGGATTTAGTTCTGCACCGCCTAGTAGTTCTACGTTTGTTATTAGCACGAACTTAGACGACATTGACGCGGCTTATACTAACTCAGTAGTTCGCAAGGAAGGCCGTAGTTTTCAGATTAGAAACCGTGACTTTGAGTTGACTAATGGCGCGTTTGTTGCCGATGTGAACGCCTCTATCAGCAGTAAATCTACTCAAACAGGTAGTGGGTTTATTGGCACTTATCCAGTGGCTAACGGCTGTGCGTTGCAGTTTGGGCGGCTGATAGGTGGAGAGGCAAATAATAGCGTAGAAACGATTGGCGGCTGTCAGATTCTTTTTGAAGTCTCAAACGGCACTTTAATGTTTACAACCCAAGGTTCTGCAAATTCAAACGGGCCTGTTCTTAATTTTTATGGATGCTTGGTAGAATCCATTAGCAATGGATTTACTCCGTTTATTCGTTCGTCGGGGGCCATGCGAATGATTGGCTGTGTGGCGGACGGACCAATGGGTGGTAGATTATACTCGCCAGAATCAGAACTAGTTGATACAAGGTTTAGCGGGAACGTATCTGGCAGCAATGCTTGGTCTTTGGGCGCTACATTCACGCGACCTATTAACAACGTGTTCTTTTATCAAAATGATACTGCAATTAAAGCATTCCAAAATTTTACAGGCAAATTCACCAACGTGACTTTTGCAGACTCAAACACTAATATTATAGATTCTTCTGGCGCAAACTCTAGCTTGTTATTTACATTTATTGACTGCACAACTTTTGCAGATAATAAAATAACTAATACAAGAGGGAATTATAAGCAAGGTAAATCAATAAACTATACGCTGACTAACTCAGCAGGTGTCGGACTGACAGGCGCAAAAGTTGCTGTCTATGACAACGCAGGTGCAATTCAAGACGGAATCAAGACTAGCGCATCTGGTGCCGTAGATACCATTAACGCAGTGTTTTTTGACAGAGCGCATGGAAGCACAAGCGTAAATAAAGCGCCTTTTGATATTCGCATACGCGAGTATGGTTATACTTATCTTGGGTTTCAATCTGCGGTAAGCGAGCCAATTAAGCAGGAAGTTCGTCTTGCAGATAACACGACTTTAGTATCTACCGAGGCGCAAGCGGCGGCAATCACTGGTATATCATTAAAC